TAATACTTAATTCTACGGGTGCTTCTCGTACAGATCTGCCTTATGTCAGCAATGTTACGGATAGCAGCTTTACAGTAAATGGAAGCAGTTCTTTTGTAAACGAAAACACAAAAAGTCATGTCGCCTACATCTTCGCACACAATGACAGTGACGGTGAGTTTGGCCCTGATGGTGACCAAGATATTATCAAGTGTGGGAGTTACACTGGGAATGGCGCATTTGCTGGCCCAGTGATTGACCTAGAATTTGAACCTCAGTGGTTATTGATTAAAAATACATCTGCCGCCACTAGAGCAGGGCAAGACTCTAACTGGTATATCTTTGACACTATGAGAGGTTTGATCTCTAACTCTAGCAGCACCAATATCGCACAACCTACCCTATTCGCTAATAAGTCTAGTGCCGAAAGTACAAACATGGATGCTAATCCTGCGGCATATGCCCTAGGGGTTAGCTCTACAGGATTTCAGATTACACATGACTATGAAGGTATAAACTACAACGGCGATACCTACATCTACATAGCCATACGCCGTGGCCCTCTTGCTCCACCTGAGACGGCGACTGAGGTGTTTGATATTTCAGATAGAAAAAATGAGATACCAAGTTTTCCAAGTGGCTTTCCTGTAGACTTTCTTATAGGCCCACGAACTATAAACGGCGCTGATAACAATGAAGTCAAAACTAGGTTAATCTCAGGTGGTTATTTAAGAACCAACACCACTGGTGCTGAAAACGCTAGCAGTCAAGTGGCAAACTTTGCTCATAACGATGGATTTTTTAACTCCTCTGGGGCAAATGCAAATCAATACTCTTGGATGTGGAAAAGAGCGCCTAACTTCTTTGATGTCGTTGCTTACACGGGGAACGGATCAAAACAAACAATCGCCCATAATCTTGGTGTTGCACCTGAGATGATGTGGATAAAAGTGAGATCCACCACGCAGCATTGGGCGGTATATCATCCAGACCTCCCCGGTTCTGGAAAGTTTATATCTCTAAATAATAATTGGGATGGCAACAATACTAACTCTAACTTTTGGGATGGCGAAACTCCTACATCAACAACTTTTTCTGTAGGCGCAACAGGCGTAAATAATAACTATGTAAACGGCAGCCCCAACACCTACATAGCCTACCTCTTCGCAAGCCTAGATGGCATCAGTAAGGTCGGTTCAGTAACCCAGTCTGGAACAACAAACGTGGACTGTGGCTTTACGTCAGGTGCTAGATTTGTGCTTCTGAAGCGCACTGATGCATCTGGCGATTGGTATATCTGGGATAGTGAGCGTGGCATTGTGTCAGGCAATGATCCGTATCTTCTGCTAAACTCAACAGCGGCGCAAGTAGCAGTTCAGGATTACATCAACCCGCTTCCGTCAGGTTTTACGATTACTAGCAACTTTGACTTTGGCAACTACGTCTTCTACGCAATAGCATAACAAGGACAAAACACTTATGGAAAATGATAGCTGGCACTTAAACAAGTCTGTACCAATTACATTAATCTTTGGGTTAATTGTTCAGGGTGCAGCTATTGTATGGACAGTCTCCATGATGATGTCTGACATTGAAGATAACTCAGAAGAAATTGTAGCACTAGAAGAACGTATGGGTAGATTAGAAACATCTGTACATAATCAAGCAGTATCACTTGCTCGTATAGACGAAAACATAAAAGCAATAAGATCATCAGTAGAAAAGATGGCGAACAATGACCAATAGGATTTGCCACAATGATAGAAGTATTAGCTTTAGCAGGTGCAGTTACTAAGATAGCTGGTGCAGTTAGTTCTGCAGTTAAAGCTGGTAGTGATGTAGCAGACTTACTGCCTCACTTTGGTAAGTTAGCAAAGTTAGATAGTGAGATACAGTTAGCTGAAAAGGGTGCACATAAAGGCCCACTAGGTAGACTGAGTTCATCTGAAGAAGAAGGTTTTGCAATAGCACAAGCTAAGATGAAACATAAAGAGTGCATGGACGAGTTAAGATCAGCTTGTCAATTGTATGGACCTCCCGGTATGTGGGATTTAGTTGTAAAAGAACAAGCAGCGGCTAGACAAAGGCACAAAGAAGCGTTAGAATTACAAGCAAAGCAAAGAGACAGATTATTCTGGGGTATATCACTAGCAATAGGAATAGTAATATTCGTAGGTGGTTTAGCGGTAATGATCTGGGGTCTTAACGAAGTAGTAAATGGATAAACAATATGGCAAGATTTAGTACGGCACAAAAAGAAACTCTACGTAAAATGGCTGAAGAAGGTAAGCTCGCTACATCTCAGTTACAAAACATTATGCGTAATGCTCAAGAGTTAAAGAAGCTTAATAAGGGTGGTGTTGTAGGCTTTCAAGCTGGAGGTATACCCAATCCACAAGAAGAAGAGATGCAAAGGGGAACGGGTAATCCTCAAAGTGATACGTATCAAGCTAGTTTAGGGCCAGCAGGTACACCAGCAAGTACAATACCTACTTCTGGTTCAAGTCAGATAGATGCAGCAATAGCTAACGGAGGTCAACCACCTATTACTGGTGGCCCCGCATTGCCAATGCCCATACTTAAAGACCCTATAGACATCAGACCTATGCCTATGCCTATTACCCCACCAGAACTACAGCCACAGCCTCCTGTAGAACCCCCTTCTCTGTACTCAGGTGATATAACAAACCAAACCCTACAGGATATTTTAGCTATGTCTACGGGAAGTTCTACTGCAGACTTGCAGTATGACTTTAATGGTGATGGTAAGATTACAGCAGACGATGCCAGCAGGGCTATGAAAGCGGGTATAGGAAAAGGTACAGTAGTTCCAGATAGTGGTAGTGAAGGTGGTTTGTATGACCCATCAAAAGGTATGCCTAAAAAAGTTAATACTGATGGAATGCTTAAGGGTCTTTCTTGGTATGAACATTCTCAAAAAGGCATTGATATGCTTTTGGAGTCAGGTAAGTTACCTAGTGATGAAATGTTTGACAAGATGACATTTCTTGATGGTACAGAAAAATTAGTTCCTAATCCAGATAAGTATGAAGTATCAGGTGGTGCAAAGAACTGGATCTTTACTTTTGAAGATGGTACATCTACAGTTGTTAATAGACGCAAGCTGGATGATGCTAAGAAAACACTTGCTGATGAAATTACACCAGTTATATCTAAATTAAAAGAAAGTGGTTTTGAAGAAAAAAATCAACAGTTTAAAAAACAAGAGGAAGCATATCGTAAGTACATATCAGATAAAACTGCAGGTGGTGTAACTGGTGACATTGAAAACATTGAAGAAGAATACAATAAAGCTCAAAGTGCCTACAAACAAGAAGAGCTAGAATTACAAAGGCTAAAAGCACAGGCAGAGGCTAATCCAAATGATCCTTATTTAAAAGGACTTGTAGAAGAAAAAGAAAAAACAGTTACAGATCTTTCTGCTCGTATTAAACAACTTGAACCTACATTTAAAGAGTCACAAAAAACAATCTCAGATATAATGATAGAGAAGGCTAAAGATCCTGCTTCTCTAGTTACTAAAACTGATGTAGCTACAATAGATCCTGATACTGCTGGCACAATTATACCTAAAACTACAGGTCAATTAAAAGGTGATATCTCGTATGATCCTGTAGAAGGAGTAGTTACTACATCAGAAGGTGTAGAAAAAGCAGATGCTGCAACATATGATGCTACTACTGTTTCAGGTAAAGCTAAAAAAGAGTTAGATAAAGTTGAAGCTGCAACACTAGATGAGTTTTCTAAAGGTGTTACATTTGAAGGAGAAGAAGGGGAGCTATCTGATAGAGCCTATGCTGATGAGGCATTAAAAGTAGCTGCAGATCGTATCCAAAAGGTCAACGAAAAGGTAGACTTAGAGGTTACTAAACTACAACTAGCAGAAGCAAAAGGTAAAAACCTAAAAGCTATACGAACAAAAGTAGCAAAGTCTTCTGCCTTACTAGATGCAATAGCAGCAGCACATGTAGTTCAACCTAATGAGCTTCCTACTCCACAGCTTATTGCTGAAGAGGACATGGCGCAAGCTAAAGCTATGACTGACACAGGGTTAGACAAAGATGCTATCCCTATTGCTGCAAAAATGGCAAGCTTCTCTGTAGACAATGGTACATTAGCTAAGGCTGCACAAGGTGATGTAGATTCACTTGCTACAGTAGAAGGTCAGCTTGGTAAGCTAATGAAACAGTTTGACGATGGTACTCCTGCGTGGTCTGCTGGTGCTATTCGTGCAGCTAACGCAGCTATGTCCTCACGGGGTCTAGGTGCATCCTCTATGGCAGGTGCGGCTATCCTACAGGCAGCTATGGAATCTGCGTTACCTATTGCACAGCAGGACGCTAACACTTTTGCACAAATGGGTATGCAAAACCTAAATAATCGTCAGCAAGTTGCTGTTGCTAATGCTGCTGCACAACAAGGCTTGCAATTACAAAACTTAGACAATGAGCAAAAAGCTAACCTACAAAAAAGTGTTAATGCTTTTGGTTTGCAAACACAAAACTTGTCCAATCGTCAAGCTGCTGAAGTGGCAAACGCACAAATTCGTGCTACTTTGCAAGGGCAAAACTTAAGTAATAGACAGCAAACTAATATTGCTGAAGCAGCTAGATACGCAGAAGCAGCTAATATTAACTTAAATAATAAACAGCAAGCAGCAATGCAAGATAATTCAAATGCTTTGCAAACTAACTTAGCTGAACTATCTTCTGAACAAAGTGCGTATATCAATAGTGCTAATGCTGCAGCCGCACTGCAAGGTCAAGTTCTTTCTAATGATCAACAAGTATCTATCGCTAATGCTGCAAGATATTCAGAAGCTGCTAACATAGAGTTTACTGCAGAACAACAAAATGCATTGCATAACTCTAAGTTAATGTCATCCATAGGTTTAGCTGAGTTAAGTGCAACTCAAGCCGCTACGTTACAAAATGCTGCAACAGTTGCTAACATGGATATTACAAATCTAAACAATCGTCAACAAGCTGCAGTACAAAATGCTAAAGCGTTCCTACAAAAAGATATGACTAATCTGAGTAATGAACAGCAAACAGTAATCTTTAAGGCACAGGCTACACAACAGGCATTGTTATCTGATCAAGCTGCAGAGAATGCTGCCAAGCAGTTTAATGCATCATCTGAGAATCAAACTAATCAATTCTTTGCTAATCTTGAACAACAAAACAATCAGTTTAATGCTGCTCAAACTAATGCTATGGAACAGTTTAATGTCAACGCAGAAAATGCTGCACTAGAATTTGGTGCTAATATAAAAAACAATCGTGAACAATTTAATGCTTCTAATTCTCTTGTTATAGCTCAAGCTAATGCACAGTGGAAACAAAATGTAACTACATTAAATACAGCTGCTCAGAATGAAGCTAATGCTGCAGATGCAGCGGCTGCTAATGCTTTTACTTCTACGACAATGGATCAGGTATGGCAACGTGAGCGTGACCTTATGGATTATGCTTATAAGTCAAGTGAGTCAGATAAGGATAGAGCTTTAGATATTGTACTTGCAGATAAAAAGTATGATGAGTATCAAGAAGCTAGAAATGATCAAGAAGAAACTAACAAGTGGCGTTTAGCAACATCTTTACTACTAGGTTAAGGAAATAAAATATGTACGAAAAAAATTTACTTACAGCTAGAGAGGCAGCTGAGCTTAGATTTCAACAAAAAGGTTTGACTAACTCAAGAAAACCTAGTAAAATCTTAGGTGATCAAGATGCTGAAAAACTTCTACCAAGTTCTAGTCAAGGTTTGGTTCCTGATAGTCGAAATAAATCTGAAGGGACATCTTCTGGTGGTTTTGGTAGCCGTGTTTTTGATATGGTTTATGCATCTAATAAGGAACTAGACGCTAAAGTTTTGGAGAGACTAGAACAAATTAGTCCTTTACCGAGGCCAGACACTGAGGTATTTCCAGCTAAAGACTACCCTGAATCTACTTCAGAAGTAGGTGATGCTTTAGTTTTATCTGCTAAAGATGTAGATCTATTAGAGCGTGTAGTCTGGGCTGAAGCTGGTACTGAAGATGTAAATGGTCGTAATGCTGTTCGTGGTGTAATATTAAATAGAATTGCTTCTGATAGATTTCCTAATACACTCCAAGAAGTTTTAACAGAGTCAGGTCAATTTGAACCTGTAGGAAAAGTTGGTGGTGATATAGGTAAAATAAAAGCTCCTGCAACCAGATTAGATCAGCAATACTTTGAGTTACTACAGTACTTAAGTGATGGTACAGATGCCTCACAGGGAAGTACTTTCTTTGTAAATAAAACTACAGCTAAAAGAAGGGGTACAGATTTTAGTGGACCTAACCCTTTAGAGGTAGGTAGACATACTTTTTATTCTGGGTTAGCGGGGCAAGAGCCAGTGGTAGTTCCAAAGTATTCTCATAATGTTGTTATAAAAAGGTAAATAAAAATGTTTAACGCACCTATACCTGGGCAGTCTTTAACCTCAGAGCCTAAAAATTATGCTTGGGAAAGACCCCCTCAATACGATCTACCTGAAGAAGCTTTAATGTTTCATTTAGAGAAGTTAGATGAACCAAAAAAAATTGAGGCTGTTGTAACTCTTTTATCTTTAGGTCTTGACATAAAAACTTTGACAGAAGGTATCCTGAGAAATGGGGTAGCTGAAGGTAGGCATAGTATTGATGTCTCTCTATTAATCGCACCAGTAGTGCACGAATTTATTCTTGGTGTAGCTAAAAGTGCTGGGGTAGATTATGATGAAGGCCTTGACGAAGGCGAAGAAATAGACATCGAGGGTACTAGAAACCAGATTAGTAAAAAGAAAGCAGCTAAAATTCTAGCTGAGTATGAGAAAGAAGAAGAGATAGAACTACCTGAGGTACCTAAAGAGGAGCCACAGGTAGAAGAAGAGGTTGAAATAAAAGAACAACCTAAGGGTTTAATGGCTAGAGGAGTTGTATAATGGGATTTTATACAGGTGCAGTTCTAGGTCTTCAAGATATTAGAGAAGAAGAACAACGTAAGATTGAGAATGAAATAAGGGCAGCTAATTCAGAGAGACTCCAAAGAGCTGATGAAAGAGCTGAAGCTATGTTTAACTTAAATCAGCGTGCAGCAAAGTTTGAGTTGGCTAAATCTTTTTCAGAAAGATTAGGTAATTTTAGCGGGTCTGAGGCTTCTCCAGAAGATAAACAAAACTTAACTCTCCTTAGTTCAAGACTTAGTGGAGTTGAGGGTGCAGATAGATTTCTTGCTCCTTTTGTTACTAACCCAAATTTAGCTACTACTGCTATGAAATCAATTTTAGAGGCGGAAGAAAAGGGTGAAGGCAGAGTACAAATAGGTGGTGAAACTCTTATGAACCTATTAAATGTAGTTGGCCTAGAAAATCTTCAAGATACTGTATCTGATTACAGGGGTATGGGAGATATTCTGGCTGCAATATCCGGTAGTGAGGATGATTTTAATGCTTTAGTTAATGCTGCAGCTGAGTCTAGAAGTACATCCACACTTGCGGTTGATATAGATCCCAGCCTATATGAAACATCTGATATAAATGTACTTGAAGATCAAGAGAAGCTCTTTTTAACTCTTGTAAAAAAAGCAGCAGATGCGGATCTTAAATCAGGTAGATTAGGTGAAGATCCAATAACCTTTGGTAACGTTAATCAGGCTCTTAAAGACGCTAAACCTGATTATTTACCACCAATACTAATACAAATGTATGGTGAACCTGCGTATAATACTATGAGTGGTATGTCTGGCCCTAAATATCATGACTTAGAAAATAATGTTTTTCTACAAAATTATAAGAGCATGTGGCAGACGCAATGAACAAAACTTTAGATGAACTTTTAATGGAAGAGTTGGAAAAAAAGTACCAACCTGCATCTCCTTTAGATTTAAATGCTACTCAGCCTGAAGTTCAACCTGAACCTCAACCTGAACCTATAATTGAGGAGCCTCAAGAAAAACTTTCTGAGTTTGAATTAGCTTCGTCAAATGTCTATGATGAAATTATTGTACCCTACATGGAAGCTAGATGGGGTATGAGTTATGTGAACGAAGATAGAGAAGAAGTTGTTTCTAGATTTATGAACAACATGCGAGGTTTTAGTGGGGGTAATACTGTTAGGGCTGGTAAGGAACTGTCGTGGTTAGCCGGTGTATCTGACGAGGATAGAGTTAAGGCTGGTGCTGCTTATTCTTTTGTAGATCAGGACATGGCAAACCTATACAGCAGTGATACGACACTGGCTGAAAAAGCTTCAGGTACATGGGACTACCTAAGGCAGGGTGTATTGGACCCCATCAATATTGTTGGAGGTTTTGTAGGTAAGATTGCAGGGGGAGCTACCTTTAGGCTTGGATCAGCAGCTGCACGTAAGGCTGCTATAAATGAGTATGGTAGAAGAATAGCTAAGGGTGCTACAGAAAAAGCAGCTACAAGAGCTGCAAATAAAGTTTTCTTAAAAAGTTCTAAAGAGGCTTCAGAAGCTCTGGCAAAAGAAACCGTAAAAAAGAATGCAACAAAGGGTGCTCTTAATAAATTAGTTACTAGGTCTGGACTTGCAGAGGTAGGTGCAGCTACTGCTGTGGATATGGTAGCTGGTGCTGTTACAGACTATGGTTATCAAAAAGCTATGTTAAAAACTGGTGCTCAGGCAGAGTACAGTGAGCTTCAAACCTTCTTATCGGGTGCGTTTAGTTTTGCAGCAGGAGGAATCTCTGCAACTACTGTAGCACTGAGAGGAACATCAGGTTTAAATCTTGCTAGTAAAGCTACACCAAAGCCAACATCAGAGGGTATTGGAAACGAACTTGTAGCTTCAACAAAGTTTTTAGTTTCTAACATAAAGTCTTGGGATTTAAAAGTTACTTCGGGTAGACAGCTAGATGAAATACCAGATAGTTCTTTCTTCGCATTAATAAATGGAGATGAAGAAGGTGGTTGGAAGGGTTTAAAAGATATCTTTGCAGAACGTAATCTACAATTTACTAATCCAGATATGTATGAGAATAAATCGGATTGGATTACTGATGTAATCATGGACATGCCACAAGCAGAGGCTGATAATTTTATAAGTTCTTTTAAAGATATAACTGGTATCACTAAAGCTTATGATAATAAGGACTTAACCTTAGAAACTTTTGCTGATGTTTTTGCTAGAAAAGCTAGTGACTTAGGTAAGAACTTAGGTACTATAAGAAATGTTGGTACTGTTTTAGGTGATAGTAATATAGAAGAGTATACCTTTAATGATTATGCAAAAGCTCTAGGACTTACTGAAGGTAAAAAAGTAGACCCTAGAATTAATGAATCTTCTGATCTACAGAACAATTTAATTCGGGGTATTGTTTCTAACTTAGGTACGACAGCTTTAAACGTAAGGGGTTGGGGTCTAGCTACTGCTACCAACAGTGCATCTGATTTGGTACAGGCTCAGATGTTAGCTTTAACTGGAAATACTAGAGCTGCTTCACATCTAATTGCAATGCAAGGACAAAAAGTACGCAACCTAGTTGACAACAATACTACACTAGAAGTCTTTTTAGACTACTTAAATACAAGACCAGATGTAGGTAAAGCTATGTCTAGGGAAATCTCTGGTGGGGTTGAACAAAAAATAAAATTAGACTTTAATAAGTCTTTTGCAAACCAGAAGTTTACAGAGTTTGTAGACGGTGTACAAGCTATCAACATGGTATATGCTCAAGATACTATGACCAAAGCTCAAGAGTTTATGTATCAACTGGATAAAAATATACGTCTACAATTTGATATGACTTACTCAGAAATGTTAGCTAATGATGATGCCTTTAAAATTATGAGTAGCGATCTTTATAAGTTAGTTGAAAAAAAGGCTGTAGATGAAACAGAACGTGCAGTATTTAGTAGGTCTTTTAAAGACGCCGATAACCAATTCATTAGAGGCTTAGCCCGTGTCATAGAAGATGTAAGAAATGTACCTGGGATAGGATACCTTGCGCCTTTTGGAAAGTTTTTTAATAACAGCGTCTCTAACATATCAGATCATACAGGTATTACACTTGCGATGCGAGCTATAAAAAATAATAAAACAGATACCTATAAAGCTAGGACAAATCAAGAGCTACTTGCAAGGGGTATAGTAACAGCTACAGCTGTGGGTTTTATGGTACCTAAAGAGATTGAAAATATTGAAAACGGTTTGGACGTTTTTGAAAACCTAGATGAAACTACGGGTGAGGTAGTCACCTTTCAATATGATTTTCCTTTTTCGTATATAAAAGCTATGTCTAGACTAATAGCTAAAGGTAAATTAGATCAAGAGGTATCTGACAACGAACTAACTCAGATAGTTGATACTTTAGGTTTAGATCAGTTGACTAGGCAGCTTGGAGAGTCAGGTAAAAATGCCAGAGAAATACTTAAGGTAGTCGTTGGGTCTGAAGATGCTCAACCCATAGGGGATATTAGTTATGATATGTTCGTAGGTAGCATTGGCATGTTGTCTTCTGGTTTAACTAGAACCTTTGAACCTGTCAACGCAGCAATAGGTCTTGCTTTAGGTGATGCTTATGTGAACATCGACAAGAAGCAAGGTAATAGATCTATTAATGAAAGTTTAAAATACCTAGATCAAGTGTACGCAGTTATGGCAGGAAAACCCCTAGCACCAGAAAAATTTAGTGCTGTTGGAGGTACTAGAGATGTAGATGTAGGAAAGTTTGCAGGTTCTAGGGGGATAAAAATGACTGCCACTAAGCAGGTTTTAAACTATTCTGGTATAGCTGATTGGACTATAGAAGGTATGTCTAAAGTAGCCATAGCTGATAATGAGTTTAATAGGGCGTTCCACTCTATGATAGAATATAAATCAAAGAAATTATTAGCCAATAAAAAATTTATGGATGCTGATCAAGAAACTAAAAAGCTATTAGCCCGACAAGTATTTAACGAGGCAAGAGAAAATAGTATTGACTATATTTCACTAGGGCTTAGTGAGGCAGGTAGACCTGAGCTAGGTTTGATGTATAAAATACTAAGTAAAAATAAACGAAAGGTAGCAGAAGTCTTAGAAGTACTAAAAGAAAAAGGGTACCCAGAAGAGGTTGAGGATTTTGATCTTCAACAACTGAATACCCTAAATAATATGGTTAAAAGTTATAATGACTTTAAGCTTCAGTAGCTAGTCCTCATCATCCTCTAACATAAAGTCTGCCCAATCATATGACTCACGTTTTATATCTCCTTTATGAACATGTCCAGGAGATCTTGATAACAATGCAGCCATCGCTTGACCAGCTAAGTACCTACGAGATGTAAGTGCTTTGGTCTTAAGCGGTGGCTTTATTTTTTTCTGCCTGTAACTTTTGGCCTCTTCTTCAAGACTCTTTTTGTTTTTGCTCATTGAGTTTTACTCTCTCTAGATTACGAAAGTAAGCTTTATTAAAGCCCATCTCCCACTCCCTGCCTTGCTTTGAACCCAACTTGTAAGGGTTACCTAAGTTGCCAACTCGAAAGTCTTTTACTCCTTCTTCATATGGTCTCACTTGTGTTTTTCCTCCATTGCTTCTAACATCTTGTTTAAATACCATTCTGCTTTCTCCATATCCTGAACGGGGTTACCCTTGTACATATATCTGTGTTGATACTTGATCATATTACCGTGGCAGTAACCTATGAACTGGTCAAGGGTTAGTACCTGTTTAATATAATCAATGCACTCTATGCCACCACTTAACTTGTAATGTGCTGGATTGTTTACTGGGTCGTATTTCATTTAAACCTCTTTTGGGATTTCAAAACAATAGTATTTTACATCAGAATTAGATGAAGGTCTAGTGTCCATAAGTCTTTTTTTAAGTGGAGCTGCGGACTGGTGGCAAGCAAACTGACTTGGAAAGAACGTATCATGACTTTGGATCTTATACCTATCTTCAAAGAACATTATGAGCACTAGAACATACATCTTACATCTCCTATGTTATATCAACCATCTCACAAACATCACCTGTACAGGCCATTGTCTGCATTGAGACTGTATTATCTTCCTTCTCGTAGTTAGCTAACTCACTCCAAGCAATAGCAGATGGCATAGCAGAAAGCAAATCTTTATAGTGGTCTTTATTTATCTCTTGATAAGGTGCTTGTTGGTAGGTGTGCTCGTTGTAAGGTAAGAAAGATACACCTGACATCTCATCAAAGTATTTGTACACGAATGCACCTACTTCAAACCATTCATCCTTTCGTACATTTATCGTAACGCTAGGTTTATGTTCACACCATGATCTCTGATACATCAACCAAGTTTCAAGCTGCTCAATGGCTGTCATATCTTCAGTAACTACTGCACCTTCAGGTGACTTAACAGGGAAACTAAACACTGTTGTTTGATCTGGCTTCATAGCACAAGGCTCACTAGGAATACCTTGATCAGTCATGAACTGTGTTAGCGGATCTTTATTATCACCACGCACAGTACGGATATAATAGGGACTGTGGCGAGCATGTATGCCAGAGGCACTATCCACCAGTTGTGATACTGTTCCCGATGGTTTAACGCATGTAATCGCAGCAGCCACAGGTATACCAAGACGGTCAGACCATTCAGCATTAGTAGAAACACAGATCCCACGAAGATGTTCAAGAGTCTTCTCCAAGTGTTTATTCTTTATGGTCATTAAGGAGTTGTCCATTATCCCTGTGAGTGACACACCAAGCAAACGTTCTTCTTCTGTATTGTTGCTCCACACCTTACGCAAGTATGGAAACTTGGTGTAGGTTGATTGTATGGTTCCCAGAATCGTAGCCAACTTAACCTTACGCTCAAGATCTTCCATACTGTCTGTGGCACGTACAACAACTTCCGTAAGATTACAGAACTGATTTGGACGCAGGATGATTTCACTGCAAGGGTTAGTTCCAAACTCGTAGTTAGGATCACGCCGACCATTCTTTTCAGCTTGCTTTTTACTTGCTTGACGATTGAATACACCACGTTCTCCACTTCCTGATTCTACTAATGCCATCCACTCACGCATGAAGGATACAGCATCTGGTTTTTCTGTGTAACTAACAGAGTTATTAGCTAAGGCACGTTGTGGATCATTCTCCCACCATGCACCTGACTTAGCATGACGCATACGATCATCAGATAAGTTAGACAAACTAATCATAGCTGACCTACGTACACCACCCACTACAACTACCTCACCAATCTTACACATGATGTCGTGACACTCAATGCTAGATAACTTACGGTGTTGTGCATTCTTAAATGTAGTGATAACAAAGTTGAATAGCTCAACAAGAGGTGCTGGACCAGAGGCTCGACCGCCAAAGGTCTTAAGCTTTGCACCTGCAGGACGAACCTTAGACACATCCCATTGTGGAACTTCACCAGCCCAGAGGAGAGCAAGAACTTGACGAAGAGCTTTAGCCCAACCTTCCTTACTATCTTTGACAACGACTGTGGTATCACTGTAGAACAGCTCAGGAATCTCAGGGAGCTTACTGACAAACTGCCGCTCAACACTGAAGCCGACACCAGTACCACAGAGAAGGATGAACATAGCCTCATCGAAGGACTTAGGGTCATCTACGGGTAGGTAGCTGCAGTTATACATACAAGTATTATCACGTTCAGCAGCTGGACCTGCAGTCATCATGGCTCGCATAGAAGGCATAACCTCTAGGCTAAAGATAGATTGAGAGATCTCGTGTACGGTTTCTGTATCCACTTCAGACATACTGCCTACAACATTTTCTATATACCGTTGTACTGTTTCGCCCCAAGACTCTCGTCGCCCTTCGTCATCAAGCCACCGTGCATACCGTGAAGTATGAATGAAGGATTGGTAGTCTGTTGGTAGGTAGTTATTCATCTATTATCTCCGCTTCCCTTTAATACACCACGTTGCTCTCTGTCATCTAGCTTTGCCATGTTCATCTCCATAACCTTACGCAGGTTACCCCCGAAGATGTTTGCCAAAGCTACTGTGTAGAACAACACATCACCTAACTCTTTCAATAGATCTTCATCACTAAATCTATTCTTGTCACGAAAGAGTTTCTTTATCTTTTCAGATACCTCACCCGCTTCACCAGCAAGACCGAGGGTATTTTCTATAAGACGGTCACGCCCCTTAGTTAATATCTTGTCCTCTACAAATTGGCTATAGAAACGGACAGGATCTTTCTCATAGTCTGGACTGTTTTGAAACATATCAAAATACCCAAACGCTTCTAGATCACTTCGATTGATCATCCTTATCACCTTTTAATAGTTTAGTCATGTCTGTTTACTTCACATTCAGTTATAGTTATATCGTCTATATCATACAGGGCATACTCAATTAACTCCTTGAGTACCCCTGAGTTATCCCCAGATATCTCCAGGAAATTAGCATCTTTATCTACGAGTATTGATAGGTGGACTTCGTAGTTCATTCGGAAACCCCTAGTTATACTGACTCTTGACTATCAGTCAAGGTATTTAATGTTACTAGTTCAGCTTCTTTGTAGGGTATATGAAAAAACTTTTCGCCCTTCATGATGTACCTACCCTTAGCCTCACGAATAGTATCGTCAGTCATCTGAGATCCCCGTATCTTCCAGCAAGCAGTCAGATCATTATTGAACACAAAG